CCCCACTCGTATTTGTATGATGACCAAGCATGTATAGACGGCTTTCTAGCAGTGAAATAGTCTTGGGTACACTGCGGCATCGTTGATATCATTATGAATTTATTTTTTAGCTCTCGCTTGTTACTTACATACTCCATATCTTCTATATATTGTGAATGCACAGAACCAGCTGCACTCCATTGCCATCTATTTGCCCAATATTGGTCCCATGACGCTTTTACCGGGGCCCTGCCTCGCACCTTTGCTTCAATAAACATTTTAACCGCTTCTTGGTATATAGTATGCTCTGGTATATTCGCTAACTGTGGTGTAGTTCTATTTATTTTCTCCTGACTCCAATCTATTAGTCCGTCTACTCTATTTACAAGAACATCCATCTCAAACAGTCTTCTTAGATCCTCTCTACATAGATTTTGATACGATTTGCATAGTACTGATATAATCTTTGCCGTTTTTACGAATTGTGAGTGCGATTTCGACTTAAACAAACCACATTGCTTCACCATGCGCTTTTCCCACGCATTTAGGCTGTGGTACCATACTATGGTGCCCGCTATAGCGACTGATGATGCACCCTCATACATTGTCATCGGCAAAGATTTATCGACTATAGACACTCCTACTGCCTTTACAGCTTCTTCTGCAGTGAAATGTACATGATGTTGTGCGGTTATTTTTTCGAAAGGTGCGTTTTTAAGAGACTGGATTGTTCTTACTTGATTTTCTTTATTATCTGGCAATTTATCTTGAAATATGACCTCCGGATTCGTGGGGTCATTCCAAAATATATGCTCCATGTTATCACTAAAATGCCTACTTAACACTGCCAACGCTGATTTGTTGTGCGGCGTAAGATATTGATCTACTAGGACATAATAGTAAGTTACATTGTTGTCGCACACGGAGTAACCTTTCATTGATGTGGAAAATAGATTTACTACACATTCTCCTGTTTCTGACCTAAAGTTTCTAACATCTACTAGCACATATTGACACTTCTCAAACGATTCTGCATAGATTGATGAGCCCAAAATAGATATCGACAGCGGTACTCTACCTGTGGAAAATCTATAACTCACGTTGTTTTTTGAATCGCTTTTGATTAACTTGACGAACATAAATTCTGGCCCTTTTTCCCTGGTTGAGTATTGGTCGGGGAGCGAGTTCGTTTTTATTGCCGGGTCAGTCCCTGGCACGTAATTTTCTACTCTGCAGAATTGGCAGGCTGTGTTTCTACCACTGTTGGTTGTAGTTCTGTGGTAACACGTTCGTGTGTCGCAGGGTGGCTCGGAGCTACTTCTATCCTTTCCCTGTGAAAATCCTGCACACGGCCTTGTGTTGCATTGACGTATTGCATTTGGCTTCTCACTACTGACATATTTGCCTTAACTTTGAACTCTACTTTCTTTTTCCTACCTTGTACATGTACAGACGCAGCTAATGGGCGCGTGCGTTGTTGCCATCTTACTGCTTCAATCGTTGGTAGCGTAAACGATATATCTACCTTACCTGCCTGCCTTAGAGTTTGAAAGTTTGGCAACATTTGACTTCTACCTTCTCGTTCTACCGTAGAGTATGCTATTATTCTGTCGAATTCTCTTGTTCTGTTCAATATATTTGACGGAAACACTACACACTCCCTGTGGTTCGCAAACATATTGTATTCTTCGTCGGTCCTATCATGTTTCATAACAACATCATGCCCAAATAATCTGTATATATTTGCCATAGTCAGCGCCTCTAAGTTACTCAGAGTGCCATAATCGTCTACTGTAAACGTCTGATTTTGCTTCAGATGGTGTAGCATCTCTATTTCGCTTGTTACTGTAGATAAGATTAGACTTCCTGAAACATAGGGAGGAGGTCCTTCTAACCTTAAGCTAGTTGGGTAGTCTGCATGTTTAACCACGTAATTCTCTACTGATAATTTGTTGTACATTCCCGATATGTTATACATTATGTATGCCGCCCCATTGGCACATGAAATTACCTCCTTGTTGACAACTGATGATATGACATATGCTCTAGATTCAATAGAGTTGAGCACTGCTAAATCACCAGCAGATGCCAAGAAAACATTGCGCCAGTCTGCCATACCTTTAGATTCATTATCTACCAAAGCTGCTAGACCTACCCAAAAGTAGTAATTCATTATTGCTGAGTCCATGAGGAAGTTGGTTGGATGTCTGGCGTCGTTGAGCAGCATTTCATGTGGCAGTGTAGATGTAGAGTATGGCTCTCCTTCTAAATTGGATCTCACTCTTGCGCGTGTTGGTTGAAATCGTGCTAAGCACACTTGAGTGTTCATATAGTGCCAAATCTGACTCTCGTGGTACGATTGCTGTGGCTGTGCGCTTAGACCACCTAAAAGTTCTAGTGCAGCAGCGAAAGCGTGTTCTACTCTATTCAACATTACATAATCAGTTATCCACAGCCATAGGGTTTCGGCTTTAGTCCACGGTATATTGTCGAACTGAAAAGCTGAGTGTTGTATACCTCCTACCGGATCTAATAACATTTGTGTCATATCTAGCGGGAGTATCTCTATATCAACATTCAAATTTGAAGATCCGTCCCTTCCCATACAGTGTGCTATATAAAATGCAGCTTGGGCAGAAGATGTTGCCGTATATCTTAGCACGTATGGTTTTTCCCAGTAATTTGCAGAATCTCTATATTGAATTGACATATCTGACATAGAGTCAGGGTTCGGTAGTCCCATTTCTATTTCGAGTTCTGTTTCCGTTTCGAAGTAATATTGCATTTTAACATGGCTGTCTTCAAACCCTGACTGCTTTATTTTAATGATGTCGTCTTTACTATTTGTATCAGTGTATAGTTTGGCTTTGTACCACGACACGAGCATGTTATATATAAATGCTTCATGTGAATCTTCAGCTATAGTGGACCTTAGCACTGTAACCAACTCCTCTTTAGAAATTCGCCTACCCATCGGATTGTGGGCAAATTCCTCTAGCGCTGTTGTAGGGTCATAAACACCTTGTTCTGTTATCATTTTTTTGTTAAAACCTGAGTAATTAGTGTATGTATCATTTTGGTAGACTGTAGTCTTAAATCCCGAAATTTGGAAATCTGTTGATAGTTCTAAATTAGAACTGAAGTTACCAAACACTGACTTTATTGTTGCCATCATTCTGTTGACTAAGGTGAATCTCCCTTCATAGAATTTTGGTTCATATTGCTTCGCGTATTGGAAGTTGAGCAAACTTTTTAAAAATTGAGCCATGGGGATTCGCGTGCTT